TGCTAGAGATGGTGATGATATTGAATCAATCTCTTCAATTAAGTATTATGCACCTCGAATTTACTCCTCACAGTATCGTGCGGTCACATCATCAGATTATGAGTCAGTTTTGGGTTTCATTTATCCAAACATCGAATCTGTCACTGCTTTTGGAGGTGAGGAGATGTCTCCACCTCGTTTTGGTAAGGTTTTCATTTCAGTCAAACCTCGAAATGGTGATTTTCTTTCAGATGAAACCAAAAGAGAACTAGTTCAAAGATTAAAGAGTTATGCAGTTGCTGGTATTGTGCCAGAGTTTATTGATTTGAAATATTTGTATGTTGAGTTACAAGTCAATCCATACTATAATCCAAGTTTAAATGATAATGTTGAGAATCTTAAGACTGGAGTTTCAAATGCACTAACTCAATATTCAAGATCAATTGATGTGAATAAATTCGGTGGTCGATTCAAATACAGTAAAGCGATATCACTAATTGATAGTGTTGATTCATCAATTACATCAAATATTACTCTTGTCACAATTCGACGTAATTTAAAGGCTGTGATCGGCCAATTTGCTCAATATGAGGTTTGTTTTGGTAATCAATTCCATACTCAGGAGTCATCTTACAATGTCATCTCAACTGGATTCACAATTGAAGGCGTAACAGGAACTGTGTATATGGCTGATGAGGTTGTGAATCGTGAAACTGGTCGTATGTTCTTCTTTACATACACAGATGGTGGAACTCCAAATATCATTAAGAAAAATGCTGGAACAGTTAAATATATGATCGGTGAAGTTCTTATAGATACTTGTAATATAACATCAACAGTGATTGCAAATAACGTGGTTGAAATTCAAGCAATTCCACACTCAAATGATGTTGTTGGTCTTCGAGATTTATATGTTAAATTTGACATGTCAAATACAACCATTAAGATGTTTGAAGATGTGATTGCATCTGGTGAAAATACGTCAGGATCAAGATTCCCTCACATTCATAGTTATTATACTCCAACATTCACTCGAAAGTCAAACTCTCCAGTTTCAACTACTACTGCGTTACTCCCATCAACAGCGTCTGGGACTTCAACAACTACCAGAACTGGTGGTACATACGCAACTTCAACTTCAACAAGTACAACCACAACCAGCACACCAACATCATCGGGTGGTGGCGGTGGATCTAGCTCTGGCGGCGGATATTAATGATTGATACATCAATACAAAGAGTCGAAATTAATCAGGTAATTGAAAATCAGTTACCTGAGTTTGTGCAAACAGAAAGTCCACTTTTTGTGGATTTCATGAAGCAATATTACATCTCTCAAGAATATCAGGGAGGTTCAACAAATATTGCTGAGAACTTAGATCGATATACAAAACTACAAACTTATGTTGGTGCTGCACTAACCGAATTTACTGGATTATCAACAGATACTCAATCTTACTCATCTACAATTTTTGTTGATAGTACAAAAGGTTATCCAAGTAAATATGGATTACTTAAAATTGATGATGAAATTATTACATATACAGGAGTTGGTACAACTTCATTTACTGGTTGTGTTCGTGGATTTAGTGGTGTATCAAATTTAGATCAACCAACAAGACCAGATCTTGTTGAATTTAATACGTCCGTTGGAGCTGCACATACTGGTGGAAGTAAGGTTCATAATTTATCAAATCTCTTTATCCGTGAGTTTTTCAATAAACTTAAGACAACTTATGCAAGTGGTTTTGAAAATCGTAAGTTAGATAGTGATATTGATCAAGTTAAGTTTATTCGACAAATTAAAGATTTTTATCGTACAAAAGGAACAGAGGAGTCATATCGAATTTTATTCAGAGCTTTATATGGAGAGGAAGTTAATATTATTAAACCATCAGAATTTTTAATCAAACCATCTGATGCTGATTATGGTTTTGGTCAAGATTTTGTTGTTAAAGCAATTGCAGGCGATCCTCGCAATCTAAAAGGATCAACTCTTTTTCAAGATAAAGATGAAGATGATAACAATATTCAAGGTGCCTCTGGTGCAATATCAGATGTAAAGGACTTTTTATATGGCGGAGAACACTATTATCAAATCACTGTATCTCAAGATTCAATTGATGGCGACTTTGTAGTTCCAGGCAGAACTCGTATAGTAAATCCAGTTACCATTGGTTCAACTGTGATGACAGTTGATACAACAGTTGGATTCCCGACAAGTGGTGTTTTGTCATTACCAACAGCTAGTGTTGCTGGTATTGTTACATATACAGGTAAAACATCAAATCAATTTGTAGGATTACCCACATCTGTCGATGTTTTAAATGTCGGTGATGATGTAAGATATAATAATGTTGCATATGGATACTCCTTTGCAAACATTACAAAGAAAATTGAAGTTTTAATTACAGGTGTTTTAAAAGATTTTCCAATACCTGATGATACTTTTTACTTTAATAAAGGAGATAAAGTTAAAGTTGGATCGTTTGGTGTAAATAAAAGTTCTGAAGATGCTAACTTTGGATCATGGGTTTATAACACATCGGTTAAATTTAGTCCTAAAACAATTACAAGACAATCAAGTAGTAGTTTTAATGTCTCACTTCGTTCTGATCATGGATTTTTAGAAGAGGATGCAATTGAGGTTTTAGATGAGCAAAATACATTATTGGGAGTTGGTCGTGTTTTAACTATTATTAGCAGTGATACATTTATTCTAGGTGATTTACCTGGCGTCGGTGAATTTAATATTGCTTTTATCCGTAGAAGACTTAAGAGAGGAAATAGTTCTCTTCATGATAATATTACAAAATATACAACTGATGTTCAAAATGTTTATGATCATGAAAGTGATAATGCATTTGCACTACCTCCACATCCCCATGCATACGTTACATCACCATCAATACCAAGTTTAGGTAATGAACCTATCGTTGCGCCAGATCGTTCTGTAACATGGACTGGCGCGACTGGCGGAGACGTTATACAGTTAATACAGGTAACAGAGGGTGCAGCGGATCATGGATTCTATTCTGGAGAAGTTGTTACTTATAACGTAATTAGTGGATTTTTGGGACAACTTATTGACGGTAAAAATTACTATGTAAGTCGTGTAAGTTCAAACAATATTCGTCTTGCAAACTCATTACCAGATCTAGTCAATGGTGATTTTGTAGATGCAACAGGAAACGGAACTTTTAAAATTTCAGTTCCAGAGTTAGCAAATAAAAAACTTGATCATCAAAAATTATTGAAGAGAATATCTCTTAATCCACTCTTTGATGGGACAAGGCGTGAGACAACGCCAGGCACCACTGGCATCCTTGTAAATGGTACAGAGATATCAAACTATAAGTCAGGTGATGTTATACAATTTGGTGGTATTGAATCAATAGATGTATTAGAGGGTGGATCACAATATGATGTAATTACACCACCAACAGTATCCGTTGAAAGTTTAACTGGTGCTGGTATAAGTGCAACTGCAAATGTTAAAGGACAATTTGAAAGAATTGATATCATAGATCCTGGCTTTGATTATGTTGCACCACCTGTAATTGAAATTAGTGGTGGTAATGGTCAAAATGCGATTGCAAGAGCAAGATTAAAACAGATTGATCATTTTATTGATTTTGATGCATCATCTACAGGTAATGCAATTAATATTGCTGCAGATACTATTGGTTTTGGAACTTTTCACAAGTTTCGTGATGGAGAGGCTGTAATCTATAAAACCTTTAATACTGGTGCAATTGGTATTGCAAGTGCTGGTATTACAACAGATCAAATTCAACAAACACCTGATCAAAGACTTGTTGATGAATCAATCTATTTCGTATCGAAAGTTAATAACACAACAATTAAACTTGCAAATAATCAAAATGATGCACTCACCAAATCCAATCTCATCAATCTCACTGGATTTGCGGATGGATCACAAAGATTTCAAAGTTTAAATAAAAAACAAGTTTTAGGTCAAATTATTATTGATAATCCTGGCGAAGGATACGAAAATAAAAGAAGATTAGTGACAGTAAGTGGTATTAATACATATTCAGATTTTATTGAATATAAGAATCATGGATTTGAAGATGGAGAATTAATTAGATATTCGCATTCAGGAATTGGAGTTACAATTGTAGGACTTGATACAGATCAAGATTATTATGTTTTAAAAGTAAATGATAATCGATTTAGACTAGCATCTGCTGGTATTGGTTCTACTTTATCAGATGCTAACTATATTTCAAAACAATTTGTTGGATTATCATCAATTGGATCAGGAGAACATGTATTTAATTATCCACCAATTATCGTAAATGTAAAAGGAGTAATTGGAATTAACACAGTTCATCCAGAAAACTATCATGCAAAAATTAATCCAATTGTTCGAGGTTCTTTAACATCCATTAACGTTGAACAACCTGGCTTTGGATATGGAAACGCAACAACATTTAATTTTAGTATTCCACCAACAGTGAGAGTTTCTTCTGGATCATCTTCAGAATATAAAGCAATTGTAACAAATGGAAGAATACAATCTGTAATTGTTACTCGATCTGGATCTGAATATACCTCAGCTCCTGATTTACAAATACTTGGTGATGGTGTTGGTGCAAAGATCATATCATCAATTAGTAATGGACAGGTTGATTCAGTTACGATTGATAATGGTGGTGTTGGATATTCAACTGCAAGTGTATCTGTTCAAGAAATAATTCCTGGCACTGGTGCGATATTTTTACCAAAAGTCAGATCTTGGGCAGTTAATAACGTCAAAAGATATGAGGACATATTTTATGGAGATGATGGTTTCTTATCAAGAGGTGATAATGATGAGGGTATTAAATTTACATCATTCTATGCACCAAGAGGACTTAGAAAAATATTAAAATCAAAAAATAGTGATGGAACAATTGATTATACATCAAATGATTTAAATCTTTTAAATAACGCAGAACAAGTATCGTTGAATCATTCGCCGATTATTGGATGGGCTTATGATGGTAATCCAATTTACGGCCCATATGGATATGATCGTAAAGATGGTGGTGTTGTTAGAGTTATGAGATCTGGTTATTCTCTGAAAACAAACAGAGATGGCGGCCCTCCAATTGGTACTTTCCCACTTGGATTTTTCATCGATGACTTTGAATATCTTGGAAACGGTGATTTAGATGAGAATAATGGTAGATATTGTGTTACCCCAGATTATCCAAAGGGGACTTTTGCTTATTTTGCAACGATTAATCCAAGTGAAAATGAAACTAGTGGAACATTTAAAAATTTCCGTGCTCCAGTATTTCCATATTTAATTGGTGAAAATTATGCTGCGAAACCAGATGAGTTTAACTTTATAGAAACTAATAATCAAGATTTAGATTTAAACACATTAAATCTTCGTAGAAACACGAATCCATATAAACTTGAAGGTTTAGGAGTTAATTATGAGGGAATACACGATAGTCGAAAATTAGTTGATCAAGAAATTGAGGTTAATTACGCCTCTGCTGGTCGAATTAATCAATTTGAATTACTAAGTGCTGGATCTGGATATCAAGTTAAGGATGATCTTCGTGTTTTAAGTTTAGATAAAGGAAATGGATTCTCAGGTGAAATATCAAAAGTTGAAGGTCAAGAAATTATATCAATTGCTTCAACTGTTGTTAAGATTGAAAATTTAGTATTTTCATATAATAATTTAAATGGACAAGTCACAGGACTTTCATCTCAACCACATGATTTAGTTGTTGGTGATATTGTTACTATTTCTGGACTTTCTACAGATACATTAAGAAAATTAGATGGAAGACATCAAATTGGATTTAACACTTCGTTCTTACAATTAAACACAGGCATTGGAACAACCGTTGCAACTGGTATTGTTACCAGTCTTTCAGTGACTGGTGATTTATCTCGAAATGGAGTTGCAGCTAATGACATTTTAGGAATTACAACAGAGAGATTCTTAGTTTTAAATGTTGATAATGTGAATGATAAAATTCGTGTTAAGAGAGAATTTGATGGCGTTTTAGGAACAGCACATACAAGTGCATCTTTAGTAACTAATTTAAATCGAACAATTGCATTTAATTTAGGTATTAATACTGATATACAAACCAGAGTTAATATTCCTTATTACTTTAATCCAAGTGAGAGTGTTGCTCTTGGAGAATCAGCTGGTGTTGGTATTGGATCAACAATTCGTTATTCTTTCAAAGTTGTTGGTGGTGGAACTACGGAAAGATTTATTCCAACTCAAAATATATTTTTACAAGGTCATGGATTCAAAACTGGTGACAAACTTCTATATTCAAGTGACGAAGGAACTACTTTACAGGTATCAAATGGTATAGGTCAAACATTTAGATTAACAAATAATTCCCCAGTATTTGCAATTAACAACGGCATTAATCTACTTGGATTATCAACAAATCCTGTTGCCATTGGTTCAACTGGATCTGTCGCTGGTATTGGATCTACAGCTTATCAATTATTCTTTAAGGATCATGGAACAGGTGTGATTCATAGTTTAACACCACAAAGAACTGAAATTACTGGTTTTGCAGAAAAAGTTGTTGGAACTGTTGTTTGTAAAGAACCACATAAATTGCAAGCAAATGATCGTGTTAATTTATCTGTTACACCAGGCATCACAACAACATTTAATATTGAATTTGATGATACAACTCGAAGAACTTTTGTAAATCCAATTACCTTTGGTGCATCTGCTGTCAGCACTGCATTTAATACTATTACATTCGTAAGTCATGGATTTAAGACTGGTGATAAAGTTTTATATAAATCTGCAAATACAATTAATCCATTAAAGAGTAATTCTACTTTATTTGTGGTTAGAATTGATGATAATACATTCAGATTATCTGAAACTGCATTTAAATCAAATAAACTTATACCAGATGTTATATCATTTACATCTACTGGATCAGGACACACTATCGCTCTCATTAATCCACCTCTTTCACTAACTCGTGGATATAAAGTTGGATTTGCTGTATCTGACACATCTTTGACACAAGTTGTGTCTGGAAAGAAAACTCAAGTATTTGATTTTGAATTATTCAGAGACACAAACTTCACAAATCCATATTTTAATAATACTGAAGATGGTGGATTCCAAGTTATAGGCGTTGGTACGGTTGGAGTAACTACAACTGCAAGAGTTGACTTATCTGTTACAGAAAATACTCCAAACAATTTATTCTATAAATTAACACCAGTTAATTTGAATGTTAATGCCCCATTTAAACGAGATCCAATTGTTGACACTGATGTTATTAATTATTCAAGTTTAAAAATATCAGATAGTCAATATAATGGATCTTATACAATTACAGGGATTGGAAGTACAACATTTTCATTTGTTTTACCATCACAACCAGAGAAAGATGGATACACAAAAGATGAGGCAACCACTTTAAAGTATAATACATCTTCATTAACTGCTGTTGGTGCAATTAATGATATTAGAATTATATCAAAGGGAAAGAATTATTTAAACATTCCTGTTGTTACTTCAATCGGATCAACACTTGGAGTTGGTGGTGTTGTTAGATTAAACAGTAATGAAACAGGTAAGTTAAGAAGATATACAATTAAAAATATTGGATTTGATTATTCTGCTGATAAAACAATTCAACCATCTGTTTCATTACCCCAAATTTTAAGATTAGATCGATTATCCAAAATATCAAATATCGGTATCAGTTCTGGTGGTAAGAATTATGTTCAACCACCAAACATAGTTGTGATTGATCGTGTGACAAATCAAATTAAAAATGAAGTTATAACAGCTGTTGACGTTCAAGGAACATCAGTATCAGAAGTTAGAATATTAACAAATACAAACTCATTGTACGGCACTAATCCAAGAATTATTGCTACAAACAATAATAACGGAATTAAAGTTAAGAATTTAAATTTTACAAGCGGAACAAATCTTGTAACTTTAACTCTTGAAGGTGCATATGATTCAACAACTTATCCATTTACACTAGGAGATAAATTATATGTTGAAAATATTGGTATAGGATCAACAGGAAGTGGATTTAATTCATCTGATTATAATTACGAACCATTTGTGATTACAGGTGTTAATACAAATCCAGGCGGAGGAAATGCAACTGTATCATATAATTTAGATCGATCTGTTACAAGCCCAGGCATATTCAGTGGCCCTTCATCGTCTGGACAAGCAATACCATTTGAAAATATTGCACAATTTAATATTGATGTTGAAACAAATCAATTCAGTGTTGGTGAAACTGTAAGTACAGGTGATAAAGTTGGAACTGTTGTTGCATGGAATGAAAACAATAAGTATCTTAAGGTTCTTTCAAATGATACATTTAATGTTGGTGAATCAATTAATGGATCTTCATCTAAATCAATAGCTGTAATTGAACAAACTACCAAGTTTAATTCAACATTTAATATTGATTCTGACTCTGAATTTAGAAGTGGTTTCCGAAAAGAGACTGGAAAGTTAAGCACTGAATTACAAAAATTAGCAGATAACGATTATTATCAAACATTCTCATATTCACTAGGAAGCACAATTGACTATAACACATGGAAAGATCCTGTTAATAGTCTTGGTCATGTTGTTGGATTTAGAAATTTTGCGGATGTAAGTGTTGTATCAACTGCATCAACTGATGATAAGAATCGTAGAAACGCATCTGTTAGTGTATCAGATTCTCCAGTTGTGATTGTTGCTGATTTAGTAAGTGAAAAAGAATCTCTTCATAATTCATATGATTTTGATCTAGTTACAGAAAATTCTAAAAATATTGCTGGAGTGTTTGCATCTGATGAAATTAATTTTGTTAATAAAACTTTAACAGATTATATCGAATCTAGAACAAATAGAGCAATTTCAATTGACAGCGTAAGTTCAGAGTTTAATGATCTACCTCGTGCAACTGCATTCTCTGATATATTTTCTATTAACTTAGATGATATTGATGGAATTAAGTTTTATGTCATGGTGTTTGATACTCGATTCTCAGGAGAGAAAGAGATTATTCAAATTAATTTACTTCATGATGGATCTCTTGGATACATGATGCCTTTTGGTCGTGTTGAAACTGCAATTGATCTTGGTGATTTTGATTTTAGCATCTCAGGATCAACAGGAAATTTAAGATATCTACCAGCTAAATCTAAATTTAATAACTATGCATTAAGAATATTTGCAGTCGAAACATTTAAGAATACACAAACTGGCATTAGCACCTTATCACTTGGAACAGGATATGACATTATTTCTACCTCATCTGGTATTGGATCTACAGATCCATCTCCAGTTCAAGTTGTGGGATTTGGAACCACTGCGATTACAACCTCCAAATTATTCATTCAAACACAAGAGCTTGGTGGAGATCAAAGAACTCAATTAAATGAGTTAGTTGTATTAAATGATAGTGAAGAGGTATATCTTTTAGATTATGCACAAATGATCAATGAAAATATATCTGCAAGTAATTCTCCAAATGTAGGTCTTGGAACATTTGGTGCAGATGTAAGATCAGGTATCACAAGCGTATATTTCACACCAACGACTGGCATTGGTGTTACAATGAGAGTTCATCAAGTAGCTATTGGAGGAACTGCAACTGGGATTGGAAGTACAACAATATCACTCACTGAAGTATTAACCACAACAACAGACATCGCATCAACAGGAACTCCACAGCCAACTCGAATTAGTGGAATTAATTCAAACACATACACTGCTTTTGATGCGTTAATTGAAATACACGATACAACAAATGATAGATACGCTGTAACTCAAGTAACTGCAATTCATGATACTATTACTCCGCAGTTTGTAGAGTTTGGTTATATGGATAATTTCTCCACTAATGTTACCAGTTTCTCTGGTATTGGAACCATTGGTGTTGGTTATTCATCTGTAACTGGTGGTGATATTGAACTCCGTCTTACACCTCCAGCAAATACAGCAGTCACAACAAAAGTATTCCAGTATAACTTTAATGAATCTGGAACTGGTGGGGTTGGTTTGGTTACATTTACAGATTCTAGATTAAAATCTGCTGAGGGTTCATACACTGGAACTGAAAATGATGTTAAGTTCTCATTTAATCTAAAACATACTGGTGATTCTATCTTCCATAAAACATTTGATTCATCTGATGCTGCAGTTGTTGATGTTACTAATGATACGTTTATTGTTGATAATCACTTCTTCCAAACTGGTGAAGAGTTAGCTTATACACCTACAGGTGCTGGCACAACAATGAGTGTTGGTATTGCAGCAACCGCAATTAGTGGAATTGGTGTTACCAGTAAATTACCATCCACTGTTTTTGCTGTTAAGATTGCGGAAAATAAATTTAAACTTGCAAGAACTGCCGCTGAGGCACTTCAAAATGTTCCAAAAGTTATAGATGTCACAGCTGTTGGTGTTGGAACAACACACTCATTTACATCTAAAAATCTTAATTCTAAGGCTCTTATTACTCTTGATAATAATATTCAAAGTCCAGTTATACAATCTCCTGTTAATACAACATTAGCATTTGATTCATTATTAACTTCAGACTTTATAACTTTAACAGGTATATCATCATTCTTCTCTGGAGATATTATTAAAATTAATGATGAGTTTATGAAAATTGATACTGTGGGTATTGGATCTACAAATCAACTTCTTGTGAAGAAAGGACAACTTAACTCTGCGCTTGCAAATCATAGTGCTGGTGATACCGTGACTAAGTTCTTAGGTAATTATCAAATTGTAAGAGATACAATTAACTTTACAGATGCGCCTAAAGGATCAAAAGGCCCTGCTGGATTAACAACGACATCGACATTCGTTGGTCGTGTATTTACTCATACTGGTATTCCTGATGGAACTCAAGAAACTTATGCAAATAATTTTGTATTTGATACATTTGAAAATCAATTTACAGGAATTGCAACAAACTTTATTTTAAAATCTGGTGGTTCAAATGTTACTGGATTTGCAACAAATACAGGTGTTTTACTTCTAAACGAGATATTCCAAAATCCAAATGATGATTATAATATTGTTGAAACTGCTGGTATTACATCTGTAAGTTTCACTGGTGTTGGAGTTACAAATAATTACGACGTAAATGTATCATCAGTTCCTAGAGGTGGTATCATTGTTTCTGTTGGTGAAACATCATCATTTGGATATCAACCTTTAGTCGCTGCTGGTGGAACTGCAATCGTATCCGCTGCTGGAACGGTTGAATCAGTATCAATTGGTAATAGTGGATCTGGATATCGTGTTGGATTACAAACTAATATTCTTGTTAGAGCTGTCACAAGTTCTGGTGTAACAACCATAGGTAAGGCAAATGTCACTGCTGGTTTAGTTACCTCAGTCACAATTACGAGTGGTGGATCAGGATTTAGTTCTGCAACTCCTCCGACTCTTGAATTTGAAAAACCACTTAATTATGAGAACATGAGATTGGTGGGTAGCACTACAGGTATTGGTGCATCAGTATCAGTTCGTGTTGGAACTGCATCAAGTATAATTAGTTTCCAGATTACAAATTTTGGATATAATTATAAGATTGATGATGTTCTTACAATTGAAGAGGGTGGTCAAGCTGGTATTTTAACTGATGCAAATAAAGTTGTTAAAGATTTTGAATTAACCGTTTTAGATGTATTCAATGATAGTTTTGCTGGATTTACATTTGGTGAATTAGAAAAATTAAATTCATTTGAAAATTTATTTGACGGTAATAGAAGAACCTTCCCAATTACAAAAACAATTGGTGCAACTGAAACACCAATTACATTAAGATCTGCACAAGGATCTCCGATTCGTGTTGAAGATAATTGCTTAATTTTCTTAAATGATATTATCCAAGTTCCATTTGAAAGTTATGTCTTTAATGGCGGATCTCAGGTTACATTCTCAGAAGCTCCAAAAGCAGATGACAAGGTAAGAATTTATTATTATCGTGGATCTGATCATGATGTAGCTGATGTTGATATTTTGGAAACAGTTAAAACTGGTGACAGTCTTACAATTAACAAATATCCTGATATTGGTTTAGATAATGTGTTTCAACAGGAAACAAGAACAGTTACAGGTATCACTACATCTGACGCTGTGACAACTAACACTTATATTGATGCTGGTATCACAACAGTTAGAACACTTCAAAGACCAGTCACTTGGAAAAAACAAACACAGGATGTGGTTGTTAATAACATCGGAATAGGTAAAGATAGATCAGAATTAGAGCCTGGCATTCGACCAACTGCTTACATTATTAAGAGTGTGTCTGCTGGATCAACTGAAGTATTCACAGATACAGCAGTTCCATTGTTTAATCAAGTTGATGATATAGTTGAAGTTAGACAAGGTGCGTTAATTCTTGATCGAACAACTAAGACAGGAGTGGCTGCAACCGCAGTTGTTTCTGCTGCTGGAACAATATCAAGCGTTGTGATATCTGATGGTGGATCAGGTTACACCGTTGCACCGCATGTTTCGATTGGTGTAACCGCTGGGATTGGAACTATTCATGCTGGAATTGGAACAACCTCTGCAAATGCAACAGCTGTTGCGACTGTATCAGGTGTTGGAACAATATCTGTGATTTCAGTTGTCAATGCTGGCTCTGGATATACTAATACAAATCCACCTTTAATATTAGTTGAACCAGAATCTGTGACACAGGATACTTTAACAAGTATTAAGTATGAGGGTGATTTTGGACATATAGTTGGAATTGCAACAACATCTGTTGCTGGAATTGGAACTGCTTTCCAATTAGATCTCTTTATTCCAAAAGATTCTGTTCTCCGTGACACATCAGTTGTTGGAACTGCGATAACTGTGAGTGGTATTTCATCAGGATATTACTTTACTGCGTTTGAAACAAATATCGGAAGTGGTTTAACTTCATATGAAAATGCAATCGGAACTTCACCAGTAGGAGTTGGAACTTCCTTTATAGATAATATATACAAAGTACATAGTGCTAAAATTATACAAGGGCCTGTTCTTGGAATAGGTGCTACCGCTCTAAAAAGAGTGACTGTAAGTGTAAGTTCTATTGAAGGTTTAACTGTTCCTGTCGGTGTAACCACCATAATTAATCCTCTTTATTATGGTAAGTTCTCTTGGGGTCGTTTGCACGATTTTGTTACATCAAAAGGTAGTGCTTTCACCGCAATCACTAATGATGGTGTTACAGGGATCAAAACTGGCCCTGTGATTATTAGAACTAGGGATTTAAAAGAGTCCTTTACATAACATAAATAAAAACAAAAAGTCTTTGATAAAATGTCAGCTATTATAACTGATCAACTGCGTATATTAAACTCGGAAAATTTTGTAGCGGGTATAGCATCAACTACGAACAGTTATTATGCGTGGATTGGTCTCCCTAACCCAGAAGATTTTCAGTCTGATTGGAGTGAAAATCCACCAGCTCCAAAAGATTCTTTCAGTGAAGAGAATGATTATTGGGATACAATGATCGCTCTGAAAAAGTTGAATTCGGATGATATAGCAAGAGTTGTTAGAAAGATAACTTGGTCGTCAGGTACAACGTATGAGATGTATCGAGATGATTACTCTCGATCAAACCTGTCACCACAAACTAGTTCAACTAATTTGTATGACACAAATTACTATGTGATGAACTCAAACTTTCGAGTTTATGTTTGTTTACAGAATGGAACTAATCCAGAAAACACATCTGGAAGACCATCTCTTGACGAACCTTTATTTACAGATTTAGAACCAAGATCTGCTGGTGCATCTGGAGACGGATATATTTGGAAGTATCTTTTTACGATTGATCCAAATAGTATTATTAAATTTGACTCAACGAGTTTCATACCTTTACCACAAAATTGGAGTTCAAATAATGATGTCGCTGCGGTTAGAAATAACGCTGCAACCAGTGGTCAATTAAAAATTGTAACCATCACTAATCGTGGTGTTGGTTATGGAACTGCTGCGACTTACAATAATGTTCCTATCAAAGGTGATGGAAGTGGTGGTAGATGTTCTGTGGTTGTTAATGCTGCTGGTAAAATAGATTCAGTTGAAATTACTAATGGTGGTTCTAATTATACTTTCGGTTCAGTTGGATTAAGTGATGTTGGATTAACAAATCCATCAGGATCTACTGATGCTAACTTTAACGTGATCATTCCACCTCAAGATGGTCATGGTTCTGATGTTTATCGTGAACTTGGTGCAAATCGTGTTTTAATATATTCTCGTCTAGAAAACGATACATCAAACCCAGATTTTATTACAGGAAATCAATTCTCTCGTGTTGGTCTTTGTCGTGATCCTCTTGCATTTGGATCAGATAATAAACTTACACTTTCAAAAGCGAGTGCTGTTTATGCATTGAAACTTACTGGTGCTGGGTCAACAACTACGACATTTACAGCTGACTCTGAGGTAACTCAGGAAATTGGTATTGGATCAACAGCTGTTGGTCGTGTGATTAATTATGATGCAACAACAGGTGTTCTTAAGTATTGGCAAGATCGTAGACTTGCAATCTCAACTGATGGAACTGTACCTACATATGGATTTGAATTATTCAGATTTAGTGCCGACCCTGCAACTGGAGCGGGGACAACCATATTTGGTGGAACAAGTAATCTAAATATAGATACTAATTTCGGAACTTCTTTAGAGCCTGGCCTCTCTACCTCAATAAATAGTAGGACTTTCAATTTAGGAATGAGTTTTGTGAAGGGTGTTGCAAATCCCGAAGTTGAAAAATATAGTGGTGACATTATATACGTTGATAACAGAGCTGCTGTAACTCGTAGTTCTCAACAGAAAGAAGACATCAAGATCGTACTGGAATTTTAAAGAATCATGCCACAGGAAACCAATCTAAACGTATCGCCATACTTTGACGATTTTGATAAGGATAAAAACTTTTATCGAGTTCTCTTCAAGCCAGGATCCCCAGTTCAGGCGAGAGAATTAAGTACGTTACAATCGATTTTACAGAATCAGATTGAACAATTTGGTACTCACTTTTTTAAAGAGGGTTCAAAGGTAATTCCTGGCCAATTAAGTTATGACAACAATTTTACATGTATTCAAGTTGAAGATACATTTTTAGGTATTCCAGTATCATTATATTCAGATCAGTTAGTTGGTTTAAGAATCACAGGTGCAAGATCAGGTGTAACAGCGACAATTAAAAAAATATTATCAAAGGTAGATTCTGATAGAGATAATTTAACTTTATACATTAAGTATGAAAAGTCTGGTGATGATTTTGCGACTGAAAAATTTAGTGATGGTGAAAGTTTATCTGCAAATCAAGATATAGTTTATGGTGCAAGTGTCATTGCAGCAAATGAACCCTTTGCAAATACTTTATCATTTGGTGCAAATGCAACTGGATCTGCGATGTCAATTGGAGAGGGTGTGTATTTTGTTCGTGGAACTTTTGCTCAGGTTCAAAATGAAACTTTAATTCTTGATCAGTATAGTGCTGCTCCATCATACCGCATTGGTTTTAATGTTCAAGAGGATTTCATTAGTGCTGATGAAGATCCATCATTAAATGATAATGCATCAGGATTTACAAACTTTGCAGCACCTGGCGCAGATCGACTTGAGATAAAAATTAGTTTATCCAAAAAAGCTCTTGATGATACGAATGATCAAAACTTCATTGAAATTGCTCGTGTTGAACAGGGACAATTGCAAACATTTGTAAAAGATACTCAATATAATTTAATTAATGATACTTTAGCTCAAAGAACTTTTGATGAATCTGGAGATTATTATGTTAAACCTTTTGAAGTATTCATGAAAGAGTCTTTAAATGATCAAATTGGAAATAAAGGAATATATACATCAGAACAAAAAACAGCTCAAGGTAATATACCATCAGATGATTTATTAGCACTTCAAATATCGCCAGGAAAAGCATATATTAAAGGATATAAAATTGAGAGAATTTCAACTACTTTTCTTGATGTACCTAAAGCAAGAACTACAAAAACAATAGAACAGGAAGCAGTTACATATGAAACAGGTAGTCCGATAGTTGTTAATAATATTTTTGGATCTCCAAGTTTAGGAATTGGAACAACTGCAACCGTAGCTTTACTTGATAAAAGAAGAGGTGGTAATGGTTCAGAAATCGGACTCGCTAGACTTTATGATTTTAAAGCACAGTCTGGAAGTTTTGTAAATGCAAGAACTGAATTTGAAACTCGTTTGTTTGATATTAGAACATTTACAAATATTAAAGTAGGAACTGCAATTACATCACTATCTCAATCAGATCAAATTAAAGGTGCAAGAAGTGGTGCATCAGGTTTTGTTAGATCTGCTGGTACAAATGTAAGTGATATTAGTTTAATTGACGTAAATGGTGAATTTTTGAAGGATGAATCAATATTAATTAATGGTGTTCAAAACGGAAGAATTATTACTAAAGTTGATGATTTTACATTTAACGATGTGAAATCATTGAAGAGTGCTGTTGGTGTCTCTACATTTGAAGCCGATCTTGCACTTGATAACACTGATCGTCTATCTAATCTTGTCTCTGGAAACTTTAGATTAAGTAACACATCTGGAAATGCTGGCATAATTACTGCATCTGGACAAAATTTTGCTGGTATTATCACATCAAATAACATTATAAGTTATACTGTGCCTGGTGAAACTGTTCCTCGTTTTAACAGAATTACAGGAGTTTCAACTGATGGTGATACCATTAATGTTGTTGGTGTTACATCAGTAACTGGTATATGTAATGGTGGTGTTTCAAATGGTTTAATTCCTGGCTCTATAGATGTAAATGATATTGTTCTTCGTTCTCCATCATTTAGTATTGGTGATAATACTCTTGTTACTCCTGTAAGTCGTATCAATCTTGAAAGTCTTGATGTTACAAACACAACAATTCAATTGAGAAAACAATTTAGTGATATCACTGTTGCAAATAATCAATTTACATCTCCCAACGCTGGTGCAAATTTGTTCTTCCAACCATTTGATGAAGAAAGATATTTTGTATCCTATGATGATGGATCTGTTGAACCACTTAAATCAAGTCAAATAACGATTGCTGCTGATAAGAAAACTGTTACTTTTGTTGGATTAAGTAAGGCATCAGGAAAAGCAAATTTATTCGCAACTGTTCTTAAATCAAAAGTCAAAACTAAACAGAAAAAATTAAACGAAGCAAACGTATTAGTTGTTAATCGTTCAGTTGAATCTGCGTCTGGAATTGGAACAAATAGTTTAAATGATGGTCTAACCTCAAGTAGTGTATTTGGAACTAGAGTTCAAGATAGTAAGATATCTTTAAATGTTCCTGATGCTTGCGAATTACTTGCAGTCATTGAATCAAATGATGCTGGAGATCCTGACTTACCAGCTTTAACTCTAACTGCATATAATGGCCCTAGTGGAAATAATTCGGATTTAATTATTGGTGAAAAAATTACTGGATTAGCAAGTAATGCAGTCGGATTAGTTGTTGAAAAACCAAATGTAACTACATTAGGGATTGTTCTTTTAAATCAAAATACTTTTGATATTGGTGAAAAAGTTAAACTAGAAAAATCAGGAGTTACTGCTTCTGTAACCGCAACCACATCAGGTGATCGTAATGTTATAAATGAATTTGAACTAGATCCAAATATAAAACCAACATACTATGATTTCTCATTTATTGAAAGAAAAAAAGGTTTTGAAGCTCCTACAAATAGATTAAAGATTGTATTTAAAAACTTCTTTGTAACGTCTGATGATGTTGGTGATTTTTATACCGCATCAAGTTATCCATCTGGATCTGAAAAATTAATTCCTTTTGATCAAAGTAACGAAACTTTTGTAAGTGATTTAGTAGATATTCGACCTAGAGTTGCTGGATACAACACATCATCAACTATATCTCCATTTGATTTTGCATCAAGATCATTTGCATCACAAGAAAATAATATCCCTGATCCATTTGTTCCTGATGAAAATTTAATTGTTAGTTATGATTATTACTTACCAAGAAGAGATAAATTATTTGTAACTAAAGATGGTGAATTTGAATACGTTCAAGGTGTTCCCTCTGATGATCCAAAACCACCTCAGCAAATAGCTGATGCAATTGAAGTTGGAATAATTAATTTGCCTGCATTTACGAGAGAAATTAGTGAAGTTAAAATTACAAGAACGAAACATAAACGTTTTACAATGGCAGACATTGGAAGACTTGAGAAAAGACTTGAACAAGTTGAATATTATACATCTCTTTCACTTCTTGAACAGGATACCAAAAATCTACAAATCACTGATGCAAATGGTTTGAATCGATTTAAATGTGGATTTTTTGTAGATAATTTTAAAAAACATGAGTCTCATCAAATAGGACATCCAGATTTTTCTGCAAGTATTGATGCTGAGAATGGGTATCTTAGACCAAGCCATTACACTACATGTCTTGATTTAATTGTTGGATCTAGATCATTTATTGGAATCGGCACAACAGCAAACCCAACTTTAGATCTTAATTTCTTAACTGATATTGATGGTGAAAATATTAGAAAAACAAGTAGTCTTTTAACACTAGATTATACAGAAACTGAATACTTAAAACAAATTTACGCATCAAGAACTGAAAATCTTAATCCATACTTAATAGTTTATTATTCTGGAGAAATGAAAATAAATCCAGATTCTGATACTTGGATGGATACCAAAAAGGTTGATGCAAGGATAATTGAAAAAAATGAAGAATATGATGCTGCGGTTAAGAAATTTGGAATTAATGTTCAAACTGGATTTAGTGAGGTTGATTGGGGATCTTGGCAAACAGATCACGTTGGTCAAACAGTTCATGCATCAAGAACTGATACATCAAGAAAATTGTATGCAAGAGGTGGCCGAGATGTTCATCGTATGATGAGAAACAGACGTAGGCGACCAAATAGATTCGACCCTCCGATAAGATATACAGGTCGTGGAAATGATCTTGGTGATGCAACACTAGTAACTACAAATAGATATACTGATATTACAACAACAACTCAACAATCAAGAGAAGGTGTTCAATATAAAGTTACACCAAAAGTTACAACAGAGGTGATTGGCACTAAAATGTTAAGTCGTGATATTGTTCCTTACATGAGAAGGAGAAATATCGAAATTATTACTCATCGCATGAAACCTAGAACTCGTTTCTATGTTTATTTTGATGATATTGATATGACCAACTTTACATCACCAAAATTATTAGAAGTTAATATGACAAGTGGTGTGTTCCAAACAGGTGAAACTGTGAGATCGAGTGATAATAAGTTTGTATTTCGACTTGCTGCACCAAATCATAAGGAAGGCCCATACAACGCACCAACAAAAGTTATAACAGCAAATCCATATCAAAATAATGCTGGTATATCAACGGTGTATTCTACATCATCATCAATCTTAAATATTGATACATTTAGTCTTCAAGCTCAGGTTCAAGGATCATTCTTTGGTCACGCTAAGAAGAATTTAAAATTAATTGGTCAAACAAGTGGTGCTGAAGCAACAATATCTGATGTCAGACTAATCAGTGATGCAATTGGTCAATTAACTGCGTGTTATGAAATACCAAATCCAAATGTTGATGCAAATCCAAGATTTGAAACTGGTACAAAAACACTTCGTCTAACAACAAGTCCTACAAACTCAAAACTTGGAGGCGCAGTGACAGGATCTGCTGAAGCAAACTTCCAAGCTTCTGGTGTAGTTGAAACAGTTCAAGAAACTATTTTGAGTACTAAAGTTCCAATAATTTCTAGATTAACTCCTCAAGATCAAAGAGTTATTAATAATAGAATTACGAGAAAAACTAGTTCAACAGTTATAGAAATTGAACGTTTTGAACAAGATGATGATCCATTAGCACAAACATTTACTGTTAATGATACAAGTGGTATTTTTGCTACATCGGTAGATGTTTTCTTCCGAACAAAAGATGAAGAGTTACCCATGACTCTACAAATTAGAACAGTTGAAACTGGATTACCCACCAGCACAAAATTACCTTTTAGTGTTCAAACAGTAGATCCAGATCAAGTTAATGTTTCAGAAGATGCATCTGTTCCAACTCGAATCACATTTGATGCACCAGTTTATTTACAAGGTGAAACACGTTATGCACTTGTTTTAATATCTGCTTCAGAAAATTACAATGTTTGGATATCAAGAATGGGTGAAGTTGATATATCCACCGTCGGATTACCTGATGAACAACAAGTGATTATTAGTCAACAACCATACTTGGGATCTCTATTTAAATCTCAAAATGGTGTTACTTGGGATCCAAGTCAATATGAAGATTTAAAATTTACAATTAATAAAGCTGTATTTAATACATCTCCAGGCGTGGGCAGGTTCTTTAGTCCAGAATTAAAAGAGGGTAATGATCAAATTATTACTTTACCAGAAAATCCAATCAAGACACTATCTAGAAAGGCCATTATTGGACTATCAACTGCGTTATCAACAACTCCAGCTGCTGGATTAGTGCCTGGCGTTGCAATTGGTCAGTTTGACAATCTAAATGTATCTGCAAATCTTATCAACACTGCTGGTATTGCGACAATTAATGGTTCAAATGATGTAACTATCATAAATCCTGGCGCTGGATATACTCCATCCAACGCAGTTTTCACATATTCAGATATTCCAATGATAACTCAAACTGGAGAAGGAACTGGAATAATCGGTAATGTAACTGTAAATAATGGAGTAATTGGTGTCGTTACATTTACAAATGGCGGTAAGAATTATGCAGTCGGTGACACTTTAGGAATTGGAACACTTGGTCTTGGAAACGGAAGTGGTGCTGTTCTCTCTGTTGGATTGATCACTGCAACTAATAGTTTAGTTGTTGATAATATTCAAGGTTCATTTGTTACAGGTATTGGAACTCTTGGATTTAATAATGGATCAGCTCTGATAGGAATTGATGGAAAAACAGTTGGAAGTGGATCAACAATTGCATCGATTGATATAAATCAAACCAATGATGGATTACATTTTAAGGTTGATCATCGTGCTCATGGATTACATGCATTTAATAATTTAGTAACAATAAATGATGTTGATTCAGATATTCCATCTACTAAACTCACAGCTGATTATGATACATCTGCTCTAACAGATATTTCTGTTGTTTCATCATCTAACTTCGCAACATTTGAAGGTGTTGGTGTCGGAACTACAAACTTTGGATATGCAATTCTTGGAAATGAAATCATATCTTATACAGGAGTTGCAAACGGATCAATCACTGGTATTACAACTAGAGGTATTGATAACACTGTTAAGTCAAGTCATTCATCTGGTGAAGAGATTAAGAAGTATGAGTTTTCTGGAGTTTCTCTCCGAAGAATTAATAAGACTCACGACATGAACAGTCCAGCAGCAACTGTCGTAGATCCAAAAGATTTAGACTTCTATCATATCAAGGTAGATATGGACTCTGATGGTGAGGATAGAAATGGTGGGTCATTACCAAATCGTTTCTTCTCATCCACAAAACGTGGTGGTGGATCAAATGTAACTGCATCACAAAATGTTCAGTTTGAAACACTCACACCAAATGTTCAAAATATTACACCAAATGAAACATCCATTGGTGCAAGAGTTAGAACAATCTCAGCAACCAGTGTTGATGGTGAAGAGCAATCATTTGTTGATCAAGGTTTTGAGTCAATAAATATCGAGGATCAAAATCATTTTGAAACACCTCGAATGATTGCATCTAAAGTAAATGAGGATCGACAATTATCTGATTTGCCTGGCAATAAATCAATGACATTTGAAGTTCTATTGAATAGTTCAAATCCAAATGTTTCTCCTGTCATCGATTTAGATAGAGTTAGTGCAGTATTAACTACAAACCGTATTAATAGTCCTGTGTCTAATTTTGCATCTGATCCATTAGTTAATCAGACAGGTCAAGATCCTTGTGCTGCGACTTATGTTTCAAATCTCATAGTATTAGAAAATCCATCAACAAGTCTTCTTGTTCAATTTGCTTCTTACCGAAGAAATGGATCTGATATTCGTGTATTCTTCAAAACAATTACTGAGGGATCAACTGAAAATAGTATGGAAAGAGATTTTCAATTATTCCCTGGCTTTGATAATCTTGATCAATTTGGTGAGATTATTAACAAATCAAATAATAACGGAAAACCTGATGATCGTGTCAGTGCATCAACTCATTTTGAAGAATTCAAAGATTATGAATTTACAATTGATGATTTGCCTCCATTTACTCAATTCCAAATTAAAATTGATATGGTGGGAACAAATCAAGCACAACCACCATTTATCAAAGATCTTAGAGCAATTGCAACAGTATAATGACAAATTATATTCCAGTTGAAGGTCAATCTGGACTCTATCGAGATGAAGATTCAACAGCTATTGTTAATCGAGATAAGAAAGCTTATCTTGAATATTTGAAACGCAAAAAAACTGTGGAGAATAAAAATCAGGAATTAGATCAAATGAAAGAGGATCTTGATAATATGAAAGGAGAGTTAGGAGAAATTAAAGGTCTTCTATCTACTCTTGTTCAAAAACTAAATAATTAAAAAAATGGCACAACAGGTAATCACATTTGATCCAGATGTTGCCGTTCCGATGGGTGTAAATCTAACCATATTTTCTGGTGCAGATTTTAACACAACTTTCACAGTTAAAACCTCTGCTGGTTCAAGTATTAATTTTACTAATCATACTGGTAGAAGTAATATGAAAAAATCTGTGA